CGATACGAAGCCCGACGGAGGCGAAAGACGGAGGGCCGGGCCGACGGTGGGCGAACCGACACGCGAGGAAGTCAAAACGTGTCGACACGTCAGGGACCGTGACCCGGCCCTCCTGGTCGAACGGCTGGTCGGCGTCTGCCGTCATGCCGAAAGCCATTCGACGATTTGGTTCCAGTCCGATGGGCGCACCACGCCGGCGGTGACCTGGTCGCAGCCCCACAGCATCGCCAACACGTCCGCCTGAGCGACGCTGAGACGACCGTTTTCGCGTTTCACCTCGAGGAACAGGACATGCGGCGGTTTGATCAGCACCAGGTCGGGAAAGCCGGCCGTGGACCGCCTCGAATCGTGCGTGTGGTAGGCGTACCATCCGTACAGCTCGGCGGCCTGCAGGATCGTGGCCATGAACGCCTTCTCGGTCACCAGACCCGATGCCTGGTCTACGGCGGTGCGCGGCAACGTCACAGCCGGGCCTTTGCCATGAGTGCGGCGACCTGGCGGCGGCCGTAACCGGTCAACGTCTGCACCAGACCCGTGTTGCCGGCCGTCGTTGTTTCCTCGAGACACGGCCCACCCGGAAACGCCCGCACATAGTCGACGTACCCGTGGTCGCGTAGCTCCTTCAGGCGTGTAGCAATCTGGTTCGCCGACACCACATGCCCAGCCGTGTTGAGCACCAGGCCGTCCATCCACAGGCTGTGGGCAGTCGCCGCCTTGCTCCACAACGCTGTCAACACCTGCGCACGCTGAGACCCGGCTTTGACGGTCGCGGCCGCTACATGCGACGTAACCGGGTGCTCGTTCGAAACCACGCCGCCCTTGTCCCACAGCGACGCCTGCATCATGCGTCGACCTTCGCGAGCAGGCCGTCGAGTTCGGCCCGGTTCATGCCGTGGCCGGCTGCCCGACCGAAGTTGCGTTTGTCCCAGATCTCCCGGGCACGGTCGGCGTTGCCGCCGCATGCGTCGAGCAGCTCACGCTTCGCCTCAAAAGGTGTAATCGGAAAGTCGTCGCCATTGCCCGTCGAGGCCGGCGGGGCGGTGATATCAGATGTTCCCGCCGGGGCCTGCCGGTCGGCTTTGCCCATCTCCAGCGACGACGGCCGCAGGCCCTTCGCGTTCAGCCCCAGATTTGCCAGGGCACGTCCCAAACTGCTGGTCTCGCAAGTCTCAACGGCCCATTTCTCCATGCGGCCCTCGAACTTCTCTTCGGCCCATCCGGTCGCGTCCGGGTGCTCGGCGGTGCCGTCCTTCCAGATCGACGCAACGAACAGAACCTGCGAACCGTCGCAGCGGTGCAGCTCGGTGCGGATCCGGCCCCCAGGGAACCGTTCCCAGAACTCATGCACCCTGTGGTCGACATCCTGGTAGTCGTCAGGCTTCGGCATGTTCACAACCCCCACGGTCGGCTACGCGGCGCACCCTAGACCATGCGCGCGAGCCGTGCGCGGATATGTGGCCTACCCGTTCGACGGGTGGTTGTCGATGAAGTGGGCGAACGCCTCCGGGGAGTCGAGGACGACGGTGATGCCAGACGGGGCCGGCGGGGCGTCGTCGCCCATGACCGCGAGCCATAGGCCCGTCAGCGCAACCAGGAGCGCGGTGATCGCGCCCACCAGTTTGGTTAGGTCAGACAACGAGGCTGGACGTGCCTTTTGTTCCGACCTTGCTCGCGGCGAACGACTTCAACACGGCGAGGCCGGCTGCTGCAGCTGCCGCGAGGGCCGTGTCGGTGGTGCTGAGGTCGGTCACGACGAACACCGCCAGGAACGCCTGGGCGGCTGTTGCGATCGTGCGTTCGATCAGGTCCTTGTAGTTCATGCTTGCTCCCCTTCTAATGCTTGGTGGGTTTTCGGGCCGACGATTCCGTCGGCGGTGAGGCCGTGGTTGGCTTGCCAATCGGCCACAGCTTCGGCTGTTCCGGGTCCGTAGATGCCGTCCACAAGCGCGCCGGTGCGCTCTTGGACCCAGGACACATAGGGGCCGCGTATACGGGGCCGGCGCACCTTGAGCAGCCTGTACGGCGCGCTCTCGGGCTTCCAGACGGACTCCGGTGGCATCGGCCCCGCGAAGAACCCCGAATAACGGCCGGGTTGTACGTGCCAAGGCTCGCCTGGCACCACACGCAGCAACCCCCAGCCTCCGAGCACCTCATGGACCTGTGACCAGGACACAGGCCCTGAACGGGTCATGTCGGCCGCCCAGGCCCATCCGTCGGCGGGCTGGATCATGTGATAAGAGCCTCGGAACCCTGGCGCAACGACCCTGTCAGGGTCAGCCGCTAAGTTCGCCCCGACTGCCCCGTTGCGCCACCTGGCGTACAGGCGTCGCTGTTCGTCGACCGAGCGTGCCCCGGACTCGATGCGTACATGGTCGCGCATCAGCCCAGACGACCAGTACGCCCCGGCGAGCCTGAAAACGAGAACGGGATGCAGGTGGGCGACGTCCTCGTCCCCGTCGTCTCGGAAACCTTCGAGGATGCGGACCAGGTCGGCGTGGTTCATTCGGCAGCGGCCTCGAGGGCGGCGACGCGGGCAGTCAGTTCCTGGATGGCGGCGGTGAGCAGCGGAACGAGTTTCGTAGCGTCCATCATCTGCGGCGCGATCGTCTCAGGTTTGGCCGGTTCCAGTTCGTTGCCGTCATCATCGAGGACCGCGTCGACCGGCGGCCGCATCGCGTCCTTCTCGCCGACGACGACACCGTCGACAACCTCGGCGACCTCGTGCGCCAGGAATCCGCCGAGCACCGTTTCGGCCGGGTCGCGTGTGAATCGGAAATAGATCGGTCGCAGTTGTCCGACGGTATCGACCGCGTCGGCCAGGTCTACGACATCGGATTTGAGGCGATAGTCCGAACTTGAATTGAAGGACACCGTTTCATGCGTGGCACCTGATACGGACCCGATCGCGCCGTCGGAATCCTCGAACGCGAGAAAGATACCGTTGGTCACGTCGGCGTCGGCCGAGAACTTCAGCGACAGGATCCAATTGGCAGACCCGACAGCCGCGTCAGTGTTCTGAAAAGTCGCGGTGCGGACGTTGTTGTCCGACTGGACATGCAGCGGATAGGTGGCGGCCGTGTCGACCATGCCGATCGACAGGCCGGTCGCATTCAGAACCGCTTTGCTGGCGTCGTTGATGCGAAAATAGGTCGCCTGGCCGCTGGCCGCGTTTAGGAAGGAATTGCCGTCGCTGCTGCCTCTGATGTTGTAGACGGCCGTCTGCCCGCCGAGCCTGACATCGTCGTTGCCCAGGTCGAGGATCAGCGGCGACACCTCGCCCGTGTCTGTCTCGTCGCCATCCTTGATGAAATACAACAGGAACTCTCTCAGCTTGTCCATGTCGGCGGCGGTGAGAACCTGGCCGGCAGTGAAGTCGCCCGGTACGCCTGAGAACGTTTGTTGTGCCATTAGTTCAGCCTGTTCGTGTCTAGGACGCCGTAGAGGGCGCTGTCGAGTATGAATGCGGCCAGGTCGTCGCCTTTCGCAAGGCTGAACGTGCCCACCGCCGCGTCCGGGGTGATGTCCCATTTTACGCCTATGACGACACCCTCGTAGGTTTGCTGCGACCCGCCGCCCGGCGTCGTGTACTTCACGGTCGCGAGGTCCATGATCGACAGGTCGAACAGCGGGTCGTCGCCGTCGCCCGGTCGTAGCGGCTGCGTCGTAATGCGCGACACATGCACCGACGGTTTCTGATGCTGCCCGACCCAGGCGGCGGCCATGTCGGCTGTAGCGGCGTCGGTGTCGTTGAGCAGCCCGGTGCGGCGCAGGCCCCGCAGGCCGTAACTCGAGATCAGCGCTGCGGACGCTTTGGCGGTTTGTTCGTCGCCGCCCTGGCGTTGCATCTGCGCCATCGTCCACACCGTTGCACCGCCGACGAGCACGTCGAGGTTTCTAAACAGGTACGTGCCGCCGGCCCCGGAGTCGTCGAATACGAACGCGGTCGTGAACGACGGCGTGCCCTGCGGCCGAAAACACAGGTTGTTGAACTGGTAGTTAGCGTCGAGCATTCGGCCCTGCCGACAGAACACGTCGCCGCCGTCTGTCTGCCCGAGCAGCTGCGCGACCTTGCCGGCGGACCCTTCGTGCTTGAGGCCCGTTTGGGTAGTGCGCCCGACGTTGGTGCCGTCTACGACTACCCAGTCGTCGCCGTGTTGGCCGACGGTCTGGTAGTCCATGATCTCATCGAGCTGAGCAGACACGTTCGCGCCGGTAAACGCGATGCCGCCCGAGTCGTCCGGGTCGCCCAACATCATCTGCGACAACTGCCCCAGGCGGTCAATGATCTTGACCGTCAGCCGCGACTGTTTCGTGTCGATGATCTTGAGGTCGATGTCTTCGACAACGCCGGCGAACACGGTAGGCGGCCCGTACGTGTACACCTTCTCCGAATCGGACACGTACAGCCGGAACGCTTTGCCGATCCATTCCTCGTCGGTGAACGTGCCGCCGCCGCCGGGCGTGAACTTGCCGTCGTTGTTGTACAACTCGAGGGTGCCTACCCCTGCCGAATACGAAGCCGCCTCGGCACCCTTTCCATATTTGCAGGTGAAGCCGGCGACGTCGGACAACGCGACCGACCCGGCGTCCAGGGCGAATGTGAGGTTGTACACCCAGGCCATTACAGGGACCTGGTGCCGACCGGAACGGGGCCGTTGCGGGCCTCGTACTCCTGCAGGGCGCGCACGACTGAGTCGCCATCGGACCCGACCGGCATGTAGATATTGACGGTCATCGGGCCACCGCCCATGCCGCCGGCCCTGTTGAGCGGAATGACGGCCTCGGGGCCGGCCTCGCCGATCACCGCCAGGGTCGGCGCGGTCACGATGCCGCCGGCGGCCAGTAATGCGATGCCGGGGATGTCCGGCGGATTTATGCTGATATCGGGTAAGAAACCGGGCATGTCGATGTCGATTTCGAGGAAGTTGTTCAGGTCGTCGATAGCGATGTTGACGAACCGGATCAGCGCGTTGGCGATGTCCTTGGCGAACGACGTCGCCCACTCGACTGCGCCGCCGAGCGCGTCGCCTATGCCCTTCAGCAGGTTCTGTCCGATGCTCGCCCCGGCGGCCAGGATCCACCTGGCACCGCCGGTGATGGTGTCCCATAACAGTTTCGGCAGCCCGACGAACGCCTCGACTGCGAACACGACACCGTCGGCGAGGCCGTCGACTGCGGCCCGGAACAGGTCGAAGTTCTGGTAGGCGAGGATCACGCCGGCGACCAGGGCAGCGATAGCGGCCACAACCAGGGTGATGGGCGACGTCAGTATCCCTATGGCGACGTTCAGCGCGGTTGTGGCGACCGCCCAGGCTGTCGTTGCGACCGTTGCCGCTGTCGAAACGACCGTCCAGGCGATGGTGGCGATCTTGAACGCGACGAACGCGGCGGTAACCGCTGCTATGGCGACGCCGAGGGTTGTCAGCAGCTCCTGGTTTCGTTCGATGAACGGTCCGACGCCTTCCATAGCAACGGTGAACTTGTCCATCAGCTCGAGCGCGATGGGACCCATCGCAGCCATCAACGAGTTTTTCATAATGGCGAACTTGTCCGACAGGGTGGCAGTCGCGTCTGCCTGGGCGTCGACGAGGCCGGTGCCGACGCCCAGGAGGCCGCCGAACGTCTCCAGCTCGAGGTTGCCGGAACGGATCGCGGACGTCATGCGTGCGCCGGCGGTCCCGAACGCCTCCGATGCGAGCGCGAGGGCCTGCGTTTCGGTTTCGGCGTTGGCGATCTGTGCGACCAGGTCCTCGAACGCCTGGCGAGGCTCGCCGCCGGCCTCGGCGACATCTGCGAAGAACTTGGTCAGGGCCGGCCCGAGCTTGGTCACGTCCACGCCGGCAGTTTCGAGCATCCCGAACATGGCGACTGCCTGTTCTCCTGAATAGCCAACCGTCGCGAACAGCGGGCCGAACTTCTCGAGCTGCCCAAGCAGGTTGTCCATCGGTGCGCCGGTCGCCTGCGCCACACGCACCAGGTCGCCCAACAGCTCGTCGGTTTCCTCGAGCGGAATATTGAACTGCGTCATCTGCGCGTCGACGCGCGCTATCGCATCGCCGACGTCCATATCAGCCACACGGGCAAAGTCCAGGAACAGGCCCGTCGTCGCCTCGAGCTGGTCGCCGGTCGCTCCGAAGAACGTGTTCACGTCGGCGATCGCGCCGGCGACCACCTCGGCCGTCTCAGGTACCGTCTTTAGGACGTCGGTTGCCTGGGTCTTGAGGTCCTCGAGGGCCGTCCCGGTCGCCCCGGTGCCCTTTATGAGGATGCCCTCCATGGCCTCGAAGTCGAGGCCGGCCTTCACGAACGCTGCGCCCATGCCGGCGGCGAGGCCGACGCCGGCCATCTTCAGCGACTTGAACGCCTTGGAACTCGCCTTCGAGAACTTCCCGACGTCCTTCTCGGCCTTGTCTAGCTGCTTCTTGAACTCCTTCGCGTTTGCCGAAAGGGCTACGTCGATCTTCTGTGTCTTCTTCTTCGCCATTACTTCAGGCCCGCCTTCTTGAGCAGGTCCGCGATCATCTTGTCGTAGGCGTCGACCACCTCATCGCGGACATCGTCCAGGGCATCGGACAGGAACGGCCGCGCCTCGATCGTCACGCCGTCGCCAAACGCGTTATCCCATCCGTAATGGATGGGACCCGCGTAGGGGACTTTCGACGTCAGGCTCGGCGTGCCGGCGGTGATCTTCGCGCCGCTGACGGCTTTCACGGCGTTGATCGTCTTTTTCAGGGCACCGGAACGCACCGGGACGATCTGGCGGGCGCGTGCGGCGACGATCTCGCCTAGGGCCTTGTTGCCTGCCTTCAGCTCGGCGACCAGGTCGTCGCCGGCTTCTTTCATCGCCTTCTGAAGGGCGGCGGAGTCAACGTAGATTTCGACCTCTGGCACGCCGGTTCGCCTCCTTCGTTCGT